AGCCCGCTATGCGGGCCTAACTTCCTTCACACCTGGGTGGTGGAAGGCTGTCTGATGTCCGCGCATTTCACATGTGCGTTCGTTGGGAAGCTCCCTTTCCAGGAGACCCTAAGAACTATGCGAAAGAAGATACTTAAACTATCGTCAGGTTTAAAACTGACTGAGTTCGAGTTCTTCAGCCGTATGGTTGCTTGGCTCGAACGCCATTTCACTGGCGCCGGGCACGTAGCAAACATCCAAAGGTTACTCGCTAAGATGTTCAACATTTTGGAGAACCGCGGCAAAGCCGAGGCCATCCGTTATGTTAAACGTGTCCGAAGAGAACTGTTAAAAGTTCTTGAGGACAATTCTTATGCGAGCATCACCTCAAATAAGGGTGGTATCAAGTTTCCGAAAGATCTAAAGTTCCTTCGTACTGTTCAGGCTGGCAGCTTCTACCCGGTTATCCGGCTAGTGCTGTCAACCCTGGCAGTATTCAGGTACCTAAGAGGGGACGGAATACCGTCGTTTGAAACTATTCAGAAAGGCTCCAGCAAAGCTGGGATTCCCCTGAAGGTCTCAGACGGCATCATCCCGTTCTTTCGATCGTTAGGTCTCAACCCCAAATATATGGGGAAGAGATCGTCGAAACTTAACTTCAAGAAGTTCAAGATGTCCGTCAAGGAGGGCCCTAAAGGCCATGCTTTGTGGACGTCCTATCTAGATCTCCTGCATATGCCCAGTACTCTTAAAGAGTCAGTGGGATATGTAGGTGGACCTAGACTTCAAGAAGATATGTCAAACTATCTTGTCTTCATCCCTTACATAGAGGGCTACTTTAGGAAACGTCTGAGTGAAATCAGAACGACCTTAAGGAGACTCTCAGTTATAAGAGATAAGGAAGGAAAGAATCGAGAGATAGCGATACTGGATTACTATTCGCAACAGGCCTTACGCCCATTGCATAGTTATCTGTTCCGCATTCTCAAGAGGATTCCGCAAGATTGTACTTTCGACCATGGAGGTTCTATAGCTGACTTGAAGCCAACTCAGGGTTCCAAATTCCATAGCATCGATTTATCGAGTGCTACAGATAGGTTTCCCATCGAGCTGCAACAAGCTTTGCTTGAGACCCTCTTTGGTAAAGAGTATTCAGAGCATTGGCGAAACATAATGGTAGGTTTCCCGTTCGATTACTCAGGCGCAAGTATTACTTACGCTCGAGGAAATCCAATGGGGGCCTATTCATCATGGTCCGCTTTTACTCTGGCGCATCACTTTCTGATGTTTCTGGCTTGTGAAAAGGCCGGAATCAGATGGAAGGATGGCCCTTATATGATGCTCGGTGATGACATCGTCATTGCTGACGACACTGTCGCCGAACATTACAAAGGTTTACTCCGAGAGTTCGATATTCCCTTTTCCGAGGAGAAGAGTCATCAAAGTTTCTTCCTGTTCGAATTCGCAAAGCGGTTCGTTCATGAAGGCACCGAGATATCTCCTTTCCCTTTAGTGGGCCTTTACGAGAATCGTAACAACTGGCTTTTGGCCATTGGGACGATATTCGAGGAGGCCCATCGGAAGCGCTGGATACATCGTGTAGACGTATTTCAAACATGCACAGGGTACCTGAGAGCAATCGGATTTGGAAAAGAGTTTATTCTTCGCCAGTCTGAGAACTTACAGGTGACCCTGGCCCTAAGGAGCTCCTTTGCCCAAACTCAGCCTATGGCGGAAGCAATTCTGCTTGCGGCATTTCTGAGAAATGGAAAAGAATTTGTTGATGATATGCGATATCTGTCCCCGGGATTCATTGAATCCAAGGTCCTTTTATCGGCTTTCACAACTATCTTCAAGGAGTCCTTTGAACGAATCACGAGCGTGAAGAATGGTAAACCCCTTGGCCAAGTGGCTGAGGACCTAACATGCTTCGCGACATCGCTATTCGGCATGGTTGATGATCCATTTTTATTGATCCGCTCCTGTCCAGTTCTACAGGTCTACGGGGAAGTCGAGGAAATTTATCTTCAACTTCTTCGGAACCCGCTAGATATGGATGCTTCTCGCGAAAGAGACTATAAACGTCTCTTTATGACGATTAGTATCCCCACTGGGGATGAGTCCTTCTACATGCGTCGTAAAGACGTGTTGCAGTTGGCCACCTCCAGACTGGCAGTTTTCTGAACCGGGTCGATTGACACTTGCTCCCCGGTTAGGACATTGGTGTAGCCGCCAGACAAGTTAGTGGGGATCTCGACTGTAGTATCCTGCCAGAACGCTTTGCCAAGCGGCAATTGCCGCGTCCCCCCGGTGAGGG